GGCATAAGCAGAGGATGTCACTACTATTAACGCTCGCAAAAGAGTATGCAAATCTCACAAAGGATAAGAAATCATGCAAATTGCTGTCGCAAGGGACCGTGTCAAGCTACACCACTTTTAAGAAATGGACAACATCGAGAAAAGAGAAAAACCCATCCCTTCGAATGAGATGGGCAATGGGAAGCAAGTTCCCAATTATGGCAAACAGAGAAATTTTGGAAGAAGCTGGGATACCAGAACAATGGGAAGGGATAGACCTTTGGTCAAAAAAGGATGATGTTTCAAAGTTGGGGATGGTGTTAGCGTCTCCAGCAGCCATAACTTACTGGAATTTTTGTGGACCTGGAGTGGACAATTCTTCTGTAATAAAAGATGTTTATAAAGCAAAATTTATGAAAAAAGAAAGATGGAGAGAGACTCTATGGGGACCAATGAACTTTGAATTGGTGGGTAAACAAAGAAGAGTGGTTGAAACTCAACCAGTGGAAATAAAGCTAAACCAAAAAGAAATAAAAGAACTAACGATGTGGGTTCTTTTTGAAGATGAAGCAAACCTTGCAAGCAAATTCATACAGGAAAATTTCTCACTTGTCCTGTCATTAAGAGAACTTTACAAGGGAAAGGCAGTAAATAAAGATGTTGCAGCTTTCATGATTGCCCACCAATTTTCTCCCGAGAAGAGGTTCTTACCCACTTTTGGCCCCATTAGACCAGAAAGAATGGAGCTACTCCACTGTTTAGGGGGTGATTTCTGGAAGATAGAGGCAGTAACTGCAGGGAGCCTGAACGAAGAACAAAAGAAGAGAGATGTTAGAGCAGTTGCTAGAAAAATTTGCCTTAGAGCAAGTGTGGACTTATTTACTCCAGCAGAGAAGATAAGGGACTATATAGCAAGTGTGACAATGAGATTTGGAACAGTAGAAAGAACATTCGAAGACGTAATAAGAAACAGTGATGACATATCTGCGGAAGTAACCTTATGCAAGGCGGCACTTGGGTGCGAATTGGGCAAAAGCATGAGCTTTGGGAATCTAAATCTGAGGAAAGTCAGTGGAGAAGCAGAAACAATGGAAAAAACAGTATATTGGGGATTAAAGCCCATAAAATATAAATGCTGGAGAGGAGAGGAAACATTTTATTGTGAACTGAGGAAGGTAACTTGTATGTTTAGAAGGTCTGAAGGCCTAGATTGGGCTAACATTGGACCTGGTTCACCTGAAGAAAGAAGAGAGCTTTTGGCAATGGTGATGATATTCTGCAGAGATGGGAGATTCTTTGAATCTGCACCAGTTAATATTGATGAATCATTCTTTAGGACAAGACTGAATAAAGAAATACCTTATCAATATGTGCTGCTAAAATGGGTAAGGCAATCGAGAGACAACTTGGATGCCTTGTTGAGTACAAGAGGACTAATACCTGCTCATATTGGACAATTCGGAAAAGGAATGGGAATAGATGGAAGTAGCTCATCTTCTATGGTTTACAAGGGAGTCATGTTGTCGAAGACACCGATAGACATAGTGGAGAGCAAAGAGAAGCACAGACTGTTTTTAAATGACAATATAGAAGCAGTGACAGAGAGAGGAGCAATGGTTGCATCCATAATGGACCTATCAGAGGATAATAGAGAAACATTTAACGATGTGACTTTTAACCATGTCGACTTAGCTGTTCTCAAAGATGAAAAGACTGCAATAATAAAGATATATCGATCACTAGTGGAAAGAATAAACACTGATGATGATGGCCTACCTGCTTTGATAATGGGTAAAAGATATTTAGAGTTGTATCAATTAGATGAAGTAAAAGACGCGGTCGGGCTAATACCAAAAAGGATGCTGGGGGCGTATTCCTACCAAGCAAGACAGCTCATACAGTCACAGATCAAAAATGACAGTTATAGCCTTCCTGAAATAATAAAGTTACTGCCCTTCTGTTACAGCCCTCCAAAGAAAATGTTATTTGATGGGACTTTCCATTTCAAAAATCAAATGTATGTTAGGCCTGGAATAAACACAAACCTTTTCAGTTTTAGTAAGACCGACAAAAGCAAGATATATGTGAACGGAAGCGCAGTAAAAATAAAGCTTGTGCTCGGAGACGATGAAATGGACACCAGTCTTGCCTTTGTTGAAGGATTTCAAGTTTGTGAATATGATCCAAGAGCACCTTTGATACCAAGAAGAGATTTGAGACTGATTGGGTTCGGAAAGAAAGTTAGAGTTTTTGTTGGTCAGGGACAGGAGAAAACCCTGGTGAGGACGAGCTCCAAAAGAGCCGCCTCCCATGATGTAAGCAAAAACATTCGTAGAATGCGTCTGGAAGTTTGAAGCACATTGAAAAAATCCTCTTGCTACTGCT